GCACACTACGTGAACATCTTAGCATCAATCGCGATGGTATCAGCACTCACAGCGTCGCTCATGGCGGCGGCAGGATTCCCGAATGCGGGAGTCTCATTCACGATGACAGATAAGGCAGGAGGCGTCTAATGGCTCTCGATCTATTCAAGAACTTTGCAAAGGTGACAGTCTCAATCGGCTATGACGCTTCGGCTACATCCATTGCGCTGACTGCGGGTCATGGTACGAGATTGCCTGTCGCGCCGTTCAACGCCACGTGGTGGAACTCAACAGACTACCCCGATCCAAGTGACGATCCGAACGTTGAAATCGTGCGCGTTACTGCCATCGCAAGCGATACGCTTACCGTAACTCGCGCACAGGAATCAACAAGCGCAAGCGCAAAGAACACTGCAAGCAAAACGTACAAGCTGATTGCGGGGCTGACGGCTAAAACTTTGAACGCTGATTTAGCCATGTTGGCGATTGCCGGTAATGGCAGATTGACGCTCGAATCAGGAATGCCGATTACGCTTGATTCAGGTATGGCGACAATCAACCCAACAATCGACATGGTTGATAAAACGACGATCTACTTCTCGCCGTATCAAGGCAACAGAATCAGCTTATATGATGGCGCGAATTGGGTGATGCACACTTTCAGCGAATTGAGTTTACCGCTTGGCACGCTTGTCGCGAATACAAACTACGATGTTTTTCTCTATGACAATTCGGGCACGCTGACCCTTGAACTGAGTGCGGCATGGGCTGATGCAACAACTCGCACTAATCTGATTGTTTTACAAGACGGCATCTATGTCAAAGCCATTGCAAGTTCGCGGCGATACGTCGGAACATTTCGCACAACGGCAGCGACAACAACCGAGGACAGCATCCTCAAACGGTTTGTCTGGAATGCAAACAACCGCGTCAGGCGTGAATTGTTTTTTCTTTCAATGGTGTCGCACAGCTACGATGGCGGCAACCGCCAATGGAATAGCAATCCCAACGCGCAAATAGCATTTGTGTCGGGTCTTGTCGAAGATGCAATCAGTGTAGGCATGTTTGCAAGTACCAGCGTTGTTCCTGCCACGAGTTATAACATTGTCGGATTGGGCCTTGATAGTACTACGACGTTTTATCGCGACACCAACACCTATGCATTAGGGCAAGTCGCGAAGTTGGGTTGCGTGACGGCGGTAGCGCCGCAGATGGGTTATCACGCTCTGGTTTTGATTCAAAGCACCATCTCCCTCGGCGCGGTAACTTTTGAAAGTGGGAGCCTCCAGGCAGCAGTGGCGTGCTAGGTCAAACATGGCTTTAGCGAGTGCAACATTAGGAGCAACAGTGCTGGGCGGCCTGGGTAGTTACGACACCAGCACTCCTGGCTTTGCCAATATCACTGCGCAGATTAGCGCCGCCTCGACGGTATCTTGCAGCATCACCACATTGCAGGCTCTCTCAATTGGGATGAGCACCTATCCTGCTACGATAGATTCAACTGCCAATCTTCTGATAGCGGCGAATAACGCACGCACCACGCTTGTTGCTGATGTTACTACGAGCGATCTTGCGCTGACTTTGGCTGACGCATCGCGCTTTGCATCATCAGGCGCAATCACGATTGATCTGCCAGCAATAGGAGCGCGCACTCTCACCTCATCTGAGATTGCCTATTACGAAACAAAGACTGGGAATACGCTTCATCTTACGCAGCGAGGGCGTGATGGTACGACCGCTAAAGCGTGGGTGACGGGATCATCTGTCGAGATGCGATCCACGGCGCATCATCACAACCTGCTCGCCAGCACGATTATTGCCCTTCAAACGGAAGTCGAGACGAAGGCGGACGTTCCGCATACACATGATCTTTCTCAGATCGCCGATCTTGATACCGCGCTTGACGCCAAGATAAATAAATCAGGCGATACGATGACGGGCCTTTTAACTCTCTCTGGCCCGCCTGTGCTCGATAATCATGCCGCAACCAAAGCATGGGTCGAGTCGTCATCTTTCCACTCCGGCTATTACAACGTTAAAAGTTACGGGGCGGTGGGTGATGGCATCACGGACGACACTGCCGCAATTCAGGCATTAATGAATACCGTCGTCGCTAATGGCGGTGGCACGATCTTCTTTCCTGCGGGTGTTTATCTCATCGCGGGACCACTACAGGAAACATCGGATCGCAATGCTCAATTGTTATTGCCGTTTGTGCCTGATGGTCAGGAGATAGTTAATCTCACATTGATGGGCGCGCTTGAGCCGCCGCAGGCGTTATGGACAGGCGCAACCGCAAATCCTACCGGCCGCGCGTACTCCATCCTCAAGAGCACGCTTACCGGTGCAAGTGGAACCGCTTCGATGATTGCCGGTACGGATGGCGAGAACGAGTATTTCAATTGTCTTACTGTGAATTTGCGGAATCTGATTTTCGAGACTCCACCAAATCCGAGTTTCACGGTTGTCAATCTGCTCTCATGTTTACAAGGCGACATCTCGCAAATATTCATTTTCCCTGGCACGACTGATCTTGACGCATTAGCAGAGCCGACACACACAAATTCATATGCCCTCAAATTACCGGCAGTATTGCACTCGTCGCGCACAAAGGTGGACTTCGTATCTATTGTCGGCTTTCGAACAGGCATTCTCATTGGCGAAGCTACCGATATGAGTGCGATTCTCTGGGGCTGCGTCACGGCAATTGAGGTTCCGTTTGCGAGTCACGCGAGCATCATTAGTCATCTGCAAATCGTCTGGTGTGCTTATGGTTTGCTTGTTGCCGCAGCGCACCCGCTTATTATTTTGCTTTTGGATTATGAGCACGGAAACGCAGCTTATAGCCTGCCCTGGCAATACGGCGGCGTGGATATTTACGATCCCGGCAATGTGTTGAAAGGGAACGCGCGGTATATCGTAGAGAGTGCCGGCGGAGGCGTTCAGCCGCTTACAAAAGTCGGTGGTGCGAATTTCCTGACTACCCTAATCGGCACGTAATGTTTAACGAGAGTCTCGACAATGCGGCACTATTCAATGATTCCGGCGTATTTGTTGCTGAGATGGTTACGACTATGGACCCTGGCGTCTCATTCACGATCAGCGATGAACTCGGCGGATTTGAGGAAGTAATCAGCGATGAGTGCATGTGTTAACACATACGATCTTGGCGATTTGGTAATTCTGAAGAATGGCACTTTCCTCAATGCGGAGAGCGTTGCGGTTGACCCGCCTATGATCAATGTGAAGGTGCAGAATCCCAATCACGTGGATGTGACATACACATACGGCGTTGATGCGAATGTTGAGAAGCTGGCAACTGGTGTCTATCGCTGCACGATCAAACCAGCGATACCTGGCATGTGGTACTACCGCTGGGAAGCTGTGGACCCGTCAGCATTCGTCACTACTGCAATGGAAGGCGCGGAAGAGCACAGGTTCAGTGTGCGTCCGAGTGCGTTTGTATATGCCTAGACCAAGCAAAGCGTACACACAAGGACTGACCTGGCTGCTGCGTACTGCATTCACTGAAGAGGACCGGATGGAAGTCATTCAGATGCTCGTGAGAAGGGCAAAGGCGGAGGACTTGGAAGCCACGAAGATTCTCCTGGCGTACACGTTCGGGAAGCCAAAGGAATACCACGAGCACACAGGTGGGGTGCTCATCAGGATAGTCGATGATAGCAGCAGCCAAAGAATTGACGGTCAGGTTGCCACCGCTGCACTCGAAGCAGGCGCTGATAGCGAATACGAAAGCTAAGCGCGTGGTGGTTAATGCAGGGCGGCGTGCCGGAAAAACCACGCTTGCCGCGAGCGTGTCAGTGAGAAAGATGCTCGCTGGCCGGCGCGTGCTTCTCGGATCGACCACGCAGGATCAGGCTGACGCCTTCTGGGATAAGTGCAAGGAATGGCTCTATGAGCTCTCGCACTTTGGCGTAGTTGAGAAGAACGAACAGAGAAGGATTATGCTTTTCCCACACAATGGCGGACGCATCAAGGTCAAGACTGCAAGCGATGCGGACACCTTGCGAGGCGATCACGCAGACTTCCTCGTGCTCGATGAGTGCGCGCTCTTAGCGCCTGACGCATGGGACAAGGTGGGCGCGCCGATGCTTCTCGACAATAACGGCGACGCCTGGTTTATCTCGACACCGAGGCGCAGGAACTGGTTTCACGATCTCTATCAGAAGGCGCTGGGTGACACAACCGGGCGCTGGCAGGCGTGGCACTTCACGTCATTCGATAATCCGCATTTGAGCAGGGAAGCGCTCGAGGACATCACGGGTGATCTGAGTGACGAAGCCTACCGGCAGGAGATCATGGCGGAGTTCCTCGAGGGTGAGGGGAGCGTTTTTCGAAACATTGTGGCGAACCTGACTGCGCCGAAGAATGCAGACCCTGTAGCGCATTCCGGTCACAGAATGGTAATGGGGGTTGACTGGGGGCAAAAAAAC